ATGAGCGGAAAAACAATTTTATCGGCAACCGTGCGCGAGCTGGAAACCGGCTGGGAGTGTGCTTCCATCGGGCGCATCGTCAAAACAGACCGCCGCTACGCCATGCTGGATTTGGCGGGGCGGGAAATCGCACGCGGCAGTTTGGAAACAGCCGCTGCTGCGGGGCGCGCGTTGGCGGAACAGCAAGGCTGGCTGCACGGATGCAGCTACCAGTAAAGAAAAGAACGACGGCCGCCGCAAGGCGGCATCAAACCGAGAGGAACGGATATGCATCCTGAAATGATAAGGGCAAGAATCAAGATGCGCGGCAAAACGCTGACCGCGCTGGCGAAAGACTACGGCTTGCAGCCGAAGGTGGTGGGCAAGGCACTGGTTTCGCCCAGCTTGTCGGGAGAAAAGGCGATTGCCGATTTTCTCGATATGCCGCTGCACAAACTGTGGCCGAAGCGGTGGACGAAAGACGGTCAGCGCATACGCCCGCGCTGGGCGCACCTGTATGTGAAAGAGAAGGAAGATGCAGCATGAAAAAATATTCGATTGCCGAGCTGCTTGATATGGGCTTGGAAGAGTTGCCTAAAACAAAAATGGGCTTGAGTCAAAAAGCCGAACGCGAAAAATGGCCTTTTGAAGAGGTGAAAGCCAAAGGCGGGCGCGGCGGTGTGAAGAGACTCTACACACCACCTCCCGAAGTTTTGGAGCAAATCCAAGCCAAAGAGGTCGGCAGGGTGCTTTCCGAAGCGCAGGTCACCCTGCCCGCCGACCCGAAAAAATCCTCCGTTCCGGCCGTATCCGCCGACGCGTGGAAGGCTTCGACCACTACCGAGGCGCAGCGCAACTGCGAAGGGGCGCGGCTGGCGGTGTTGAACGAAGTGGAAAAGACGGTCAAAGAAACAGGAGTGTGCCGGAAGAGCGTCATTTCCGCTCTATTGGTTCAAGCGAAGTCGGCGGGGAATGAACGGCTGGCCAATATGTTCCGCCTTGCCTGCGACAAGCGCGGCGGTTCGGACGGTCTGCCAAACCCGCGCACGGTAGAACGCTGGTTTGCGCAGCGCGAACGAAACGCCCTGATACCGCAGCTGCGTGCACCGGATATGAAAATGCCGCCGTGGCTGCCGCTGTTTATGCAGTATTACAGCCGCCCGTCCAAGCCCAGCGCGGCGGATGCCTACCGGCTGTTTCTGCCCGAGCTGGCGCGGAAGATGCCCGACGTATCCCCGCCGAGCATCCACCAGGTGTACCGAGCCTTGGAAAAAATCGGCAACGTAACCCGCGAAATCGGCCGCATGGGTGCGCATGATTTGAAAAACATCAAGCCGCACAAAACGCGCAAGTTCTGGCATCTCAAACCCGCCGACGTGTACACCGCCGACGGCCACACCTTCGATGCGGAAGTGCTGAATCCGTTGAGCGGCAAGCCGTTCCGCCCCGAAATCACCACCGTGATCGATGTCGGCACGCGCCGCTGCATGGGCTGGAGCGTCGGCCTGGCCGAAAGCGCACTGACCGTGCTGGAAGCCCTGAGCCATGCCAGCCGCACCGCCATCGGCGCGGTGTGGTATGTGGACTGGGGCAGCGGTTTTGAAAACGCCATGATGACCGACGAGGCCACCGGCCTGATGGGGCGGCTGGGGATGACCATGCATCATGCCCGCGCCTACAACTCGCAGGCCAAGGGCGCGTCCGAGCGCAGCCACAACATCTTCACCCGCGCCGCCAAACGCCTGCCGACCTATGTCGGCAAGGATATGGATGCGGAAGCGAAGAAGGTTATGTTTCACTGGACGCGCGGCGAAATCAGGTTGCAGGGCGGCATCATCAACGCGCCGATTCCGACATGGGACGGCTTCAAGCAGTACATCGAAGCCGTCATCGCCGAATACAACAACCTGCCGCATCGGGGGCTGCCGCAGATTTACGGTGCGGACGGCAAAAAACGCCATCTGACCCCCAACGAGTTCTGGGCGATGAAGGTCGCGCACTTCGGCGAGCCGGACAAGGTCGCCCCCGAAGACGAAGGCATGCTGTTCCGCCCGCAAGAGATGCGCACCGTGTCGCGCGGCAAAATCTCCTTGTTAAACAACACCTACTTTGCTGCCGAGCTGGAAGAGTTCCACGGCGAACGCCTGCGCGTCGGCTACGACGTGCAGGACGCACGGTGGGTGTGGGTGTACGACGACGAAGGCCGCCTGATCTGCAAGGCGGAGTGGGAAGGCAACGCCACGGCCTATATGCCGCAGAGCTACATCGAACATGCCCGGGAAAGGCGCACCGATGCCGCGCTCAAACGCAACGACAAGCAGCGCGACAACATCGTCGCCGAGCGCAAAACCCCCGCCATCGAACACCAAGAGAGCGTGTCCATCGGCGGCATGGTGCTGGATTTGGACAGCCTGCCGCAGTTTGGCGAACTGGTGGAAGCGGGAAGGCCGCCTGAAAACAGCAAAACGCCGCCCGTATCACAGGCGGCGGAGGCGGAAACGGGCGGTTGGAAAGTACCCTCGGACGAGAGAGAACGCTACGCGCTGTATTGGCGTATCAAAGATCAGCCGGATTTGCCCGAAGCGGCGCAAAGATGGCTGCGACGCTACCCGAACAGCGCGGAATTTCGCGGCTTCCACGGCGTGTTTGACGTGAAAGCAGGTTGAATTTTTGATTTTTTTAAAGGAGTAAGGCAATGAAAGAGCAAGAACAGGCCGAAAACGGCCAAATATACGGCGCAAAATCCTATCTGCCGACAAAGGTTTGCGCAGATATAAGACGGCGGCGGCAGGAGCGGATGAAAGAAAGGCAGGCTATTTTGAGGCGGCAGATTGTCGATGCTTCAACTCGCCGATAACGAGGTCGTAAATATATTCGGTTGTGCCGCGCCCGCCGTGGTCTTCGGGAATCGTGTCGTCCAGTTGGTTAAGTAGGGATGCAAAATCCGACCTTGTTAGCCTGCCTGATTCGATGTCGCGGCAAATCAGGCGGGCGACGACACACATCAACACTTCGAGCTGCTCGTCTTGGCCGATGATTTTCGCTTCCAAGTCCGCAAGGCGGTACAACAGTTCTTCTTCTTCCATTTTCAGACGGCCTTTCAGGTCAAAACGCAAACGAAATGTGCGCGGCTGCAACCGCGCACGGTGTCAAACAGGCTTGTTTTAACGGAGCAGGCCAATCCAACAGGAGCAATTCTAAATGAAGATAGCAAAAACCACCAACATCGCCCTGGCCAACGCGGCTATGGGGCAGCTTATCAACCGCCAGGACGGCCTGCCCGGGCTGGGCGTGCTGTACGGCCCCTCGGGTTACGGCAAAACCACCGCCACCGTGGCCGTGGCCAACAGCACCCGCGCCTACTATGTGCAGCTGCGCAGCGCGTGGACGCGCAAGGCGTTCATGGAAAAGGTGTGCATCGAACTGGGCGTGGAGAAAGGCCGCAACACCGCCGAATGCCTCGACAACATCTGCGAGCGGCTGGCCGCCGCGCAACGCCCGCTGATTATCGACGAGGCCGACTATCTGGTCACGAAAACAGGCATGGTCGAGCTGGTGCGCGATATTTATGAGGGCAGCCAGTCGCCCATCCTGTTGGTGGGCGAAGAGCTGCTGCCGGTTAAACTCAAACGCTACGAACGCTTCCACGGCCGCGTGCTCTCATGGATACCGGCGCAGCCGGTAAACAAGGCCGACGCGCAGGCTTTGGCGCAGGTGTACGCGCCGACAGTCAAAATCGCCGACGAAGTGTTCGACAAACTGCTGGCCATCTCCTACGGCTCGGTGCGGCGCGTGGCGGTCAACCTCGTCAACCTCGCCGAGCTGGCCGACACGCAGGGTTGGGACGAAATCACCCTGTCCGCCCTCAAAGAAGCGAAAGGCTTCGACTTCTACTCGGGCGAAGCCCCGGCGCGGAGGCGGTCATGAGGGGGCAGGCACGGGAAAAACTGTGGCGGCATCTGCATCGGCGCGGCGTGTGCACCATCCGCGAAGCGGCGGACGAATGCGGCATCCCGTTTAAGACGGCCTACCACTACTTCCGCCAGTGGGAACACAGCGGCAGCGTGCGCGCCGACGCGGACAAACGCTACCGCATCGCCGAACACCGCGCCGAAGCCCCGCGCCTGCGCCAAGACGGCAGCGAAATCGGCGAAAGCACGGCCGCCGTGCTGTGGCGCACCATGAAAATCCTGCACACCTTCACCCGCGACGAGCTGCACGCCCATGTTCTGCTGACGCACCGGATCGGCCGCGCCGCCACCCTGCGCTACACGCACGCCCTCATCAAGGCGGGCTACCTGCGCAACGCGGGCAAAGGGCGGCTGACCCTGATTGCCAACACCGGGCCGCTGCCGCCGCAGGTCGGCACGGACGGCAGCGTCGCCGACCCGAACACCGGCAAAACGGTACTCGGAGGGCAGGCCGCATGAAAACCCGCAGCCCCGTACAGGTGCAGCCCTATATGCAGGAAGACTGGTTCGCCGCCCTCAAAGACGAGGCCGAACGCAGCAGCCTGCGCAGGCTGGGCGAGAAGCTCGGATACAGCAAAACCGCGTTAAGCATGATTTTGCGCGGCACCTATTACGGCAAGACCGACAAGGCCGCCGCCGCCGTGCGCCGCGCCCTGCTGCGCTACACCTGCCCGCACAGCGGCGAGACCATGTCCGCCACCGCCTGCCGCACCATCGCCCACGCCCCGCCGCCCACGCACAACCCCATCAAGATGCAGCAGTGGCGCGCGTGCCAGAACTGCCCGAAAAGGCCGTCTGAAAATCAGGATTCAGCAAAACCAAAACCCAAGCCCTTGATACGGCAATAATTTTTTTGCCTATCGTTTTGGGTAAGACCATGTTTTACAAGGATTTTTAAAAATGAACGAAGAAAAAATCAGGCTGCGCCACTGGATAGGCGGCGCACTCATCGCCCTGGCCGTTTCCGCCATCCCCTGCTGCGGCATGCAGCCGGCCGCCGCCGAAGCCGTGCGCATCGAACGGCAGGAGCTGGCCGCTCCGCCCGGGCTGGAAGCCCCCGTCAAAGAAGACACGATGAGCCTCGGCATCGACCCGCCGATGCCGTTTGAGCCGACGGATGAAGAACTGGCCGCGATGGGCTATGTATTTTGAACCACAGGCCGTCTGAAAACGGCCGCAATCAAGGAAGACAGAAAAAATGAGCAAAACAGTAATCAAAGCGTGGCTGGCACTGGCCGCCCTCTTCGCCACCGCCGCAGCGGCGGGCATGGCACTGGTCATACTGGCGGCAGAAGGTATTTTGGGGGTGTGCCGTGGATAAGAAAAAGGCATTGGAAAAAATCAAAAAGTGCCTGGCTTTGGGCAAATCGGCCAACGAGCACGAAGCGGCGCAGGCTTTGAAGCAGGCGCAGGCACTAATGAAGCAATACGGCATCGGAACGGAAGAAATCAAGTTGTCGGATGTGGGCGAATTTGGCACACAGGCGGCAATGACGCTGCCGCAATGGCATTGGAATCTGACAGCCATCTGCGCGAAAGCCTTTGACTGCAAGAGATATTTTGATGTGGCACTCGGCGAGATGGTGTTCGTCGGCGTGGCGGGAAAACAAGAGCTTGCCGCCTACGCCTACGAAGTCCTGCTGCGTCAGCTCAGAAAAGCAAGGCGAGAGTACATGGCAACGGAGCTGAAGTGGGTCAGGATTGCCAAAAATAAAACCTACCGGGCCGATTGTTTTTGCGAAGGGTGGGTGCACACCGTTTGGCAGCAAGTCCGCCTCTTTGCCGGAAACAAAGAAGAGGTTGAGCTGGTCAAACGCTACCTTGAAGGCAAGAAACTGACCAGAGCCAAAGCGCGCACGGCGGCGGCCTCAACCGCGGCAAAAGCGGCCGGCGGATATGACAGATTGCGCGGCGCGGAACAAGGCAAAGAGGCGCAGCTGCACCATGCCATGAACGGCACGGACGACGTAAGGCAAATCGGAGGCGGCTCATGAACCTGCGCTGCCCCAACTGCGGCGCGGTGCACAGCCTCGACAGCCTGCTCGGCGGCGAAGATGCGGCGCAGCTTTTGAAGCTGGTTTTGGAATTGGACGCGGCCATCGGCAAAGCCGCCGTGCGCTATCTCGGCCTGTTCCGCCCCGCCAAAAGCCAACTCGGCTTTGCCCGCGCCGCCCGCCTGCTCGAAGAGCTGCTGCCCGACATCAAGGCCGGTTCGATCCGGCGCGGCGGAGCGGCGTATCCCGCACCCGCAGCCGCATGGATACACGCCTTCAACGCCTGCACCGCCGCCCGCGACGCAGGCCGCCTGAAAACCCCGCTCAAATCGCACGGCTATCTCTACGAAATCATCGCCGCATGGCAGCCGGAAGCGGCAGGCGCGGTTTCAGACGGCCGCACCGCCTCCGCCGCCGAAAGCAAGCTGCGCCAAAGCATCAACGCCCTCACGCAGTGGGCGGGCGCAGACGGCCTGCGCCGCGAAACCGCCGCAGGCTTCGCCCTCTTGGCCGCAGGCAACCTCAAAGGCCGCCCCGCCGCGCAGGACATGGCCGCCGTGGCCGAAATCTGGGCGCGGCAGCTTGAAAGCCGCGAAACATGGAACGGCGAAACCGACCCCGCCCGTTACCGCGCCGCCTTCAAACAGCTGGCCGCGCAGGCGGCCGAATGGCCGAACGTGCGCGACCTTATCCAAGTTCTGCCGCCGCGCCTCATCCCCCGCGCCCTCCTCGCCGAACCCGCCCCCGACCGGGAAAAGGGCAGGCGGGAAATCGCCAAAATCAAACAGTTTTTCACCCAACCCAAAAAAGGAAACCACTAATGGCAACTAAAAAAACCCGCAGCAAAACCGCCGCAATGGCGGTGAGCATCCAAACCCGCGACGAAGCCGTCGAAGCCGTGCGCCGCCTCGGCGACATCGGCCGCGAAGCCCAGCGCATCGCCCACGACCTCAACGACAAAGTGGCCGCAATGCAGGAAGAGGCCGATGCCGCCGTCGCCCCGCTGCAAGAAGAAGCCGCCGCCCTCGAAGCCGCCGTCCACGCCTGGGCGAACGCCAACCGCGACACCCTCACCGACGGCGGCAAGGTCAAATTCGCCGACCTCACCACCGGCATCATCCGCTGGCGCAACAACCCGCCCAGCTGCCGCGTAACAGGCCAGGACGCAGTCATCGCCCTGATGCAGGGCGACGCGGGCAAATACGGCCGCTTCCTGCGCACCAAAACCGAGGTCAACAAAGAGGCTGTCTTAAACGAAGCGGCATTCTTCGAGGCCAATCCCCTGCCCGGCCTGAAAATCGTTCAGGGCAAAGAGTTCTTCGTTATCGAACCGCACAATCAGGAGATTCAGTAATGGCCAAAATCACCATCGCCATAGAAGACGCGCCGCAGAGTGCAACGTATGAGGTAATGGGCGACATGCCCGCCACGCTCGAAGAAGCCGAAGCAGGCACAAACGCCCAAATGCTGGCTTGGAATCTTTTAAAACTACTCGATCACCTGCTCAAAGCAGCGGCGGTAGGGCTGCCCAAGCATTAGAGGCCGTCTGAAAACAAAAGGGCGGCAATCCGCCGCCCTTTGAAACCCTTTTTAAACAAGGAAAACACCATGAAAAAATACATGTTTATCGAAATGCCCGACCGCTCCGTCTGGCGCGTCCCCGTCCACATCATCGCCGACAACCGCAACGCCTGTTACGACAGCCTCGGCAAAGACCCGCTCGAAACTCGCGCCGAAACCGCCGAACTGTTTGAAGACCCGCGCGAAATCGCCGACTGGGCGGAAAACAACATGAACTGGGACAAAGTCCGCCCCCATGCCACCCTCGTCAAACAGGGCGAAATCGACTATCAGGCCGGCTGGTGCGAAGGTGAGAAAACCTTTGCCGACGACACAGAATGGGAGAAATAAATCATGTGGTACAAACAATTATCGGCCTTTTGGCTGCCGTCCCCTCCATCCGCCGCCCACGCCCGCAGCCGCCTGCTGACCGCGCCGCACCAGCCGCCCGCAGGTTTTGACTGGTTCGCAGAAGGATTTGTCCCGCCGACCCCCTTCTCGGGCGACCTTGTTTTCAATACCGGCGGCAAGCTCGGCTTCGCCCTCAAACGCGAAGAAAAAGTCCTGCCAGCCGCCGTTATCCGCGAACAGGTGCAGAAGCGGGTGGACAAAATCGAACGCGAAGAAGCCCGCACCGTCGGCAGAAAAGAAAAGCAGGAGTTGAAACAGCAGATTACCGATGACCTGCTGCCCCGCACCCTAACCCGCAGCAGCCGCACCAACGGCCTGATTGCCGGAAACTGGCTGCTGATTGATACGGCCGCCGCCCCGAAAGCGGAAAAACTGCTCGCCCATCTGCGCCAAACCCTCGGCGGTATGAATGCCAAGCTGCCGCGCACCAAAGAATCCCCGCGCAGCCTGATGACAAAATGGCTGCTAGCCGGAGAGGCGGGCGGCAGCTTCGAGCTGGGCGACAGTGCGGTCTTAATCGGCGGCAGTGACAACGCCCCGCGCGTCAAAATCGACCGCAGCGACCTGACCCGCGAAGACATCGTCCGCCACGTCAAAAACGGGCTGGAAGTGTGCGAAATCGGTTTGATATGGCAAGCCAGAATCTCCTTTGTCCTGACCGCCGACCTCACACTCAAGCGCATCCGCTACCTCGATATGCTGGCACAGGCCGCCGACGACCGCGCCGACGATGCCGCCTCTTTGGCATTTGCCACGCAAATCATCATGGCCGACAACCTCACCGCCCTCTTGGGCGAGTTGGCGGAGTTGGCAGGCGGATTGGAGAGAGTGAGATGAAATACTGGCTGATCGAATTGATACATAACGTAGACATTACGTGCAACATACTGTTTTTCATGTTGAACCTGTTAATCATCATCGCATATGCGAAAACGAAAGACGTTGCTTTGTGTATCGGCAAAAACATCCGCCGCCTGTGGTTTGCCTGTTTGGCTGGGGTGCTGCTGATACCGTCGCAGGAAGTGTTGCACAAACTGTTTTAAACCCGCGCGGCACGGCCTGCCGCATCCAACCTTGGAGTAAAACCATGAACAAACCCCAACTGATCGAACAAATCGCCAAACACGGCGGCATGAGCAAAGCCGATGCCGCCCGCGCCCTCGAAGCCGTCACCCTTGCCCTCGGCAACGCCCTAATGGGCGGAGAGAAAGTCAGCATCCCCGGCTTCGGCACGTTTGAAGCCGTTGAAAAACCAGAGCGGCAGGGGCGCAACCCGAAAACGGGCGAGGCCGTTACCATCGCCGCCTACAAAGCCGTGAAGTTCAAAGCGGCCAAAGCCCTGAAAGACGCCGTCAACGCCTAGCGGCCGTCTGAAACGGCAAATCCAAGCGGGTTTCACCCGAAGCCCGCTTCAGTTTGCCTTGTTTCTATAATAAGATTAACCCCTTTTAACAAAGGGTGATCATGATGGACGAAGCCGACTACTACAGACAGGCCGTAAACGAACTGGTTGACGAATACAGCCTGAATCCCGTCCTGTTCAAAACAGGATTGGTACATAAGCTGTTGTGTAACATACAGGATTCATACTCTGCCGCAAAAGAGCTGGCACAGCTGCTGAACTATCGGGATTTTGAATGGGTGGATTTTAATAAATGCGTTGCTTTCTGTGAAAAATACGACATTCAGCCGTCTGCATACTGGTTTTTAGATAAAAAACCGCAAGAGCCGGAAACCCTGAAAGATTTTTTAGAAACGCTGACCATTCCCGAAATCAAAAGGCTGGCAAAGCAGAAAGGCATAGCCAAACTGCCCTCCCGCAAAGCGGAAATCATTGAAAAGGTCTGCGCCGAAGCGGATTTGCAGGATTTTGAAGCGGATGTGGAGGCCGCCCTGCAAGAGCGCGAAGAAGCCTACCGCGCGGCGGAATTCAGGGCGAAATGCGAAGCACTTGTCCACGACGTTTACGCAAGGGCAAACAACATCCGCCAAATTCAACAAGACGCTGCCAGCGAACTTGTGTTCAGGTACGGCATCTTCGAACAAAGCAAAGACGACAGGGAAATGGCCTACCTGATGATGGGCGGCTACCACACCGCCGAAGACGGCCAAGGCGGGCTGAAATCGCTGCCGCCGTTTTTCCCGGGCGATTCGGCTTTAATCGACTTCGACTGGGACAGAAGCAAAAAATATAAAACGGTCTTTGCCGCCGCCCCTGCCGCATATGCGGCGCAGCCGCAACAGCAGTCTGCAACAAAACGGCCTGCCGGCATGATGCAAAAAGCAGCGGAAATAAAAAGGAAAATACTCGCTTTCCCGTATATAAAACAGATAGCCGTCGGTTTTGCGATATTGATACTGCTTGCAGTTTTTAAGAGCTTGTCAACCGCAGACCGGTTTAGATTCGTATTTTTCGCCATCATGCTGCTGCTTCCGCTTCTTGTCTGGTGGATTTGGCGCGGCATCCGCAACGGGCGGTGAAAAAACAGTTGCAATGATTCCGCGTTTGCCGTAAAGTAGTTTCAGGTGCTCAAAACACCTTGATTACTGTACGGACATAACGCCCCGACAGCGCGGTTTTTTTTACGCCTGTTAGTTTCAGACGGCCTGTTCTCGGCTGTCTGCACCGCCTTATGGCCGAGTGTGTGAGGAATACAATACCCGCAAGGGGAATAACTCCGCCGCTTACAGTACGGTTTTGAGCACTCGGCCGCCCATACGGGCATTCTTCAAAATCTCCTCTCAAAAGGAATACTGTAATGACATCCCAACCCTTGGTGCGCCATTCCGGCAACCGTCTTATTACCACCTCCCTCGCAATCTCCAACCACTTCGGCAAGAAGCATAAAGATGTTTTAAAAGCCATTCACAATCTTGAATGCTCCCCCGATTTTACAGAGCGCAATTTTGCGCTTTGCTATAAAAACAACCCCTTACAAAATGGGAAGCCTAACCCGTTCTACGAAATCACCCGCGACGGCTTTGTCTTCCTCTGCATGGGTTTCACCGGCGCACAGGCCGCCTTGTGGAAGGAAAAATACATCGAAGCCTTCAACCGCCTCGAAGCGGAAATCTGCCGCCGCGAAGCGCAGCCCGCCATCGATGCCGCCGCGCTCGAACGCCTGCGCCAAGCCTATCTGGATGACAACCCGCAGATGGTTGACCTGCTGCGCTACCGCGACGCGGGTTTGAAGCAGACCGAAGCCGCCATCCTGCTGGGCGTATCGCCGCAGACCGTGCGCGCCCGCCTGAAAAAGGCCGCCGCGCTGGGGCTGTGCGATTACAGGCCGTCCGAAGTTCTGGCCGAGCGCGGCCGCCTCGGTATGGCCGCCCTGCGCCAAAAGCGGGCGTTCGATGCCTTGCAGATGTCCCTGCCGATGGAGGGCTGAACCATGCGCGTAACCGTAACCCTCACCGAAAAAGACCTCGCCGCCCTCAACTTCTGCCTGTTCGCCCTCAACTACCTTGCGGGCTTTGAGGACGAACTGGAAAACCTGCAAACCGGCTTCCAGTCCGTAGCCGATGCCGCCGCCGAAAAAGCCGCCGCCCTGCACGGCAGCATCTGGCAGGCCGCGCGGGCGCAAAGCTAGGCCGCAGTAAACGCAAAGGCCGTCTGAAACCTGATTTTTTCGGGTTTCAGACGGCCTTTTTTTGTTGTTTTTTCTAGGAAAACGCTTGATTTTAAACGTGGACACGTTTATAATTCGTTTCATGGATTAGGAAATAGAAATCCCGCCGTGGGAGCGGCGGGAAATCCGAAAAAGAAAGGAGGTGATGAAAATGCAGAAGTTCTTAATCCTGTTGATTTTGTTACTAATCGCTCGCAACGCTTGGTAATAAAATCTGACTAGCAGCAAAAAGGGTGGCGGAAACGCCGCCCTTCCTCCCAACTTTTCCCAACTCTACCCCAACCCGTTCACGAAATCAAGGAGCAGACGGATGGTTGATGAAAAACTGGCCGAAAACCGCAAGCGTTACGAAGCGAAGCGAACCATTAAAAAGGTATCGTTTAATCATGAAACGGAAAAAGACCTGCTGGCCTTTGCCGAGGGCGTGGATTTTTCCCAGTGGGTCAAAGCCGTGATACGGGAGCGGCTGGGCGGCAAGATCCAACCGTAACCATTATGGCAACGGTTGGGCAACTGTGGTCATTATGCCCACAGTTGCCCGATAGCGAAGAGGCCGTCTGAAACCTGCCGCCAAGCGGGCGTTCAGACGGCCTTTTTCCTTGCCGAAGCCTTTGTTTAAAATACAATATATGGTATTTTTTCTGTATAATGACGCTAAATTTTACAACATGTAGCAAACGGAGGGTTCGATATGGCAAGCCGCAGCGGCCTGCTGGCCAAAATCAAAATCGCGCAGAAGGAGCTGGGGATGGCGGATGAAGCCTACCGCGCCATGCTGCGGCGGCTGACGGGTAAAAACTCGTGCGCCGATATGGACATCGCCGAATTGGAGCGGGTGGCCGCCGAGATGGTGCGCTTCGGTTTCAAGCCCAAAGCCTCCGCCCGCTCGCGTTTCGGCAAACCGCACCTGCGCCGCACCGACGCCGCGCCGCTGCTGGGCAAAATCGAAGCACTGCTGGCCGACGGCGGCTATCACTGGAACTACGCGCATGCGATGGCGCGGGGCATGTTCGGGCGCGACAAGGTGGAGTACCTCGACAACGCCCAGCTGCACAAGCTGGCGGCCGCCTTGCAGATTGCCGCCAACCGGAAAAAGAAGAAAGGGGGCTGAATATGCGCGTTATCGGGGAACAGGGCGGCGCAGGCCGCCGCCTGCCGCAAGAGCGGGCGTTCAACATGACGGAGGAGGACTTCGCCGACATCCGCCATCTGCTGCCGGAGAGTGTGCTGTGCATGATTCAGGTGGCCGGACTGGAAGCGACATTCACGCTGATAAAACGCTACGGCGGCACGCACTTTCCCATCGGCAAGAACCAAACCAAGGCGGGGAAGCTGCTGCATGCCGTGCTGGCCGAAGAGGTGGGCGAAGAAGTAGCCGCCAAGCTCGGGATGGCATACGCCGGCCAGCGCAGCCTGTGGCTGCCCAAGTGCGAAGGCGCGATACTGGAACTGCGCGACCGCTACATCCGCCGCCAGTTCGACGAGATGACGACGCGGGGGCAGTACCGCCTGTCCGCCGTGCTGGCCACCGCCTCGCTGGCCTTGGCGCACAACCTCACCCAGCGGCGGATTTGGCACATCCTCAAACAGACCGACAAAACGCCCGAAACTGCCGTGCAATCCGCGCTGTTTTAAAACAGTTCCCTGCTTTCAGACGGCCTCCCGCCCCGCTTTTCGCGGGGCTTTTCTTTTGCCTGCCGTTTGAAGTGAAGCCCGCCTTGGCGGCGCGTCCGCCCCCGCGCGGGAAAATCGTCCCTGTTAAAAAAACTCCGAAAGGTTTTGTTGTGTCAGACAAATTCCCAAATTTTATCAGCCGCGTACTCGCCCACGAAGGCGGTTACGTCAACCACCCGCAAGACCCGGGCGGTGAAACCAACTACGGCATCACCCTGCACACCGCCCGCGCCAACGGCTACGCGGGTGCGATGCGCGACATGACCCGCGCGCAGGCGGTGGAGATTTACCGCAAAGCCTTTTGGCAGCGGTACCGCGCCGCCGAGATGCCCGAGGCCGTCGCCTTCCAGTTTCTCGATGCCTGCATCAACCACGGTTACGGCAACGCCGCCCGCATGCTGCAACGCGCCGCAGGCGTGGCAGATGACGGCGTAATCGGCAGCATTACCCTGGCCGCCGTCAACGGCATGCCGGAAAACGACCTGCTGCTGCGATTTAACGCGGAACGTATTGTATTTTTTACCAAATTAAGCACCTTCCCGACCTTCGGCAAGGGCTGGATGCGGCGTGTGGCACAAAACCTGCAACACGCGGCGGCGGATAACGCGGATTAGGTTGGGGATGAACATGAAAAAGATGCTCGCAGCCTTATGCCTGTCTCTGTTGTCTGATAGTGGTTTTTCTAGCGGCGACATCCGTATTGACCCGCCGCGCGTGGCCGCCCTGCGCCAACATCCGAGCCTCAAACGCGGCAAAAGCGGCGTGGCGGCGGCCAAACGCGCCGCCCGCCGCAGAAAGGCGCGCCGGTCATGAAACTGCTCAAATGGCTTGCCGGTTTAATCAGCAACCCCGCTACCGGCCAAATTTCACACACAAAATTGTGGGCGAACGTCGCCGCAGCGGCGATGACGTGGAAGTTTGCGCGCGAAGCCGCCGCGCCCGAATGGCTGTGGTGGGCATACGGCGCAATGGTCGGCGGCTACGCCCTGATCAAGCGCGGCATCGCCGCGATTCCGCAGGTGGCGCAAATCAGGCAGGAACAGGGGGCGGAGGATGAATAACACCGCCTTTTACGGCCTCGGCCTCGCCGCCCTGCTGGCCGCCGCCGGCACCGCGTACCACGCGGGCTACCGCGCCGCCGCCCTCAAAGGCGAAGCGGAAAAAGAACGGATAGTCGGCGAGTGGCAGAAACAGGCCGCCGCTTCGGCGCAGGCTTATATCGCCGCACTCAAACAGGCGCAGGCCGAGCAGCAGCGGCAGCGCGAACGCGCCGACAGGCTGGGCGTGGAGCTGGCCGCCGCCCGCCGCCAAATCGACATTCAGACGGCCTCAATCGAACAGGAGATTCCCCATGCAGTGGAACAGGACGGCAGCCGTTTTAACGGCCTTGGTGCTGGCAGCCTGCGCCTCTACACCCGTGCCCTCGGTTATTGAGACGGTGCAAATCCCCGTGATGCCGACGCCGCCCGCCGCGCTGATGGACGCGCCCGTGCGCCCCGCGCCGCCCGCGTCCGGCACACCCGCCGCGCTGCTGGCACATGCCGCCCGCTTCGGCGCGTATGTGAAAACGCTGGAAGCGCAGAACGCCGCGTGGCGGCAGTGGGTTTCAGACGGCCTCAAAGCGGAGGCGGCGCGATGAACTATCAGGATTTGGTTGCCCGCGCCATCGCCGTGAAGGCCGCCGATTTGGAAATGGGCTTGTCCCGCGCCCGCGAACAGCGTTCCTTTATCGAGGGCGTGTCCCGCGTGCTGGATGCGGCGCGGGCGGCCTATACGGTGAAAATGGACAGGGATTTTCGGACGACCTTTAACATTGAAACCGACGACGGCGGGTTTAAAGACCTTTATCAGGCAGTAAAACAGGCGTTGTCTGTGTATTTCGATGTTGAGTTTTCCGTCTGCGATGCGCGGCCTGTTTTGGCTGTACACAGCCTTGTGCCGCAGGGCTTCTCCTGCCGCATCCTGTTCAAGGAGGCGTGAAATGGACTTTGAATTCGCCTTCAAAACCCTGTGGGGGCTGGCGACGGCGGCGGGCTGGTTTTGGGTAAACGGCATTTCAGGCCGTCTGAAAGAGCTGGAAGCCCGCATCGAGCGGCTCAAAGAGGAACTGCACGACGTCAAACTGGCCTACGCCACCAAAAAAGAAGCCGAAGCCGACCGCAAAACCGTAACCGACGCGCTTTCACGGTTGGAAAACAAAATCGACAAGCTGGCCGACAAGCTCGACCGCAAAGCAGACAAGGCATAAACACATGCAGAATCAAGACCCCATCATCGTCTGCCTCGCCCGCATCGAGGCGAAGTTGGACGAACAAATCAAAAATCAGGAACGGATGGACGCGGAAATCCACCAAATCCACACCGACACCAAGCGCACCGCGCTGGCGGCGGGCGCGGCGGCGGGCGCGGCATCCAGCGGCATCATCACCCTCGGCCTCGCCCTGCTGCGGGCTAAATACGGGTTTTAAACCATGGCGCATCCGAACGAGACCCGCGACAAACTGCGCGGCCTGTATGTTAACAGCACGTCTTTGGAAGCGGCGGCGGCCATATGCGGCGTGTCCTACGGCACGGCGCGCAAGTGGCGCGAAACCGCCAAAGACAAGGGCGACGACTGGGACAGGCTGCGCGCGGCCTACACCCTGTCGGACGGCAGCATCGAAGACCTCGCCCGCGCGATTATGACGGGCTTTCTAGTACAGTACCAAAACACCATGACTATGTTGCAGGACGCGCCCGCCGAAGAGCTGCCGCCCGACAAGCGCGTGCTGCTCTTGGGCAGCCTCGCGGACGCCTACACCAAAACCGTGGCCGCCAACAAACGCGTGCTGCCCGAAACCTCGGAGCTGGCCACCGCCTTGAAAGTGCTGGAAATGCTGTATGCCTTCGTGCGCGAAAAACACCCCAAACACCTCGCCGCCTTCGCCGAAATCATCGAACCCTTCGGCGCGGTGTTGGAAAAGGAATTCAAATGATGAACCTGCAACACGGCGACTGCCTGGAACTTTTGCCCAAACTCGCCGATAACAGCGTGGATTTGGTTGTTACCGATCCCCCGTACTACGTCGGCATGACCCATAACAGCCATAAGGCTACCTTCGGCGACCTGCAAATGCTCAAACCGTTTTTTACTCAGCTTTTCCGCCAGTGGCGGCGGGTACTGAAAGACGACGGACTGGTCTACTGCTTTACCGACTGGCGCACCTATCCCTTCATTCAGCCGCTTTTGAATGCCGAAATCGAAACCCGCAATCTGCTGGTATGGGACAAGCTGGGGCGGATGACCCCGAATTACTCCTACCGCCACGAGCTGATTATGTTTGCCGGGAACAACCGCCGCAAAATCTACAAATCTGCCGTCATCCAATCGCCGAGTTTTAACAGCGGCGCACGCGGCTTTGACGGGGAGCGCGTCCATCCGACGCAGAAACCCACCCGCCTGCTGGAAGAGTTGATTATCGATGGCAGCGATGAAGGCGATACCGTGCTGGACTGCTTTATGGGCAGCGGCAGCACCGGCGTGGCCTGCCGCAACACGGGGCGGCGGTTTGTCGGCATGGAACTGGACGAAAAGTATTTCGAGATTGCGCGGCGGCGGATAGAGGCCGTCTGAAAACAAAGAAACGGGATTTTTTTGACACGTTTAAAAAACGTGTAAAAGAAACAGGGATTTTTTGATATGAGCACGTGGAGAACGGGTTTTGCCCGAACCGTCTGGCATTACGAGGGCTGGGATTTTGTCGTCATCGGCGGCAAAACCGTTGCCCGTTGGAGTTGGTAAAGGAAACGGCATGAAAGCAAAGGAATTTATCAAGAGCCTGGCCGCAATGGCCGCCGACCTGCGCCGCACCATCGAGGCGGAAGTGGAAGGCTTCGACGCGTCGCCCGCTGCCGTTGCCGAGCGGCGGCGCAGGGTATTTGACCCTGTGTCGGGTTATGAGTATTTCGTAAACCACTACTTTCCGCACTATGTGCGCAGCCCGCACAAGTCGCAGCTGCACGAATACCTGTTTGAAACCCTGCCCGCAGCGATGGAAGAAGCCTTCAGCGGCACGGAATCGGCCTCGGCTGCGGTGAACCGCCTGAAAAACCGCCTCGACGAACTCATGCTCAAATTCGGCGAAGCGGGCGGCATTTCCGATGCCTACAACGCCGTCCTGGCCGACGTGGGCGCGGGTTTGGACAAGCTGGAAGCCGCGCTGGACGGCCTCGACGGCACGCTCACCGGCAGCCTGTCCGACGCGTTCGCCAACGCTTACGACACCGCCAAAACCGGCGCGGCGGAAGTGGCGCACCTGCTGGAAACCGTCCTCGGCTACATCAACGAAGCGGGCAACGCCCTCTCCGAACTGGCCGGCGGCAGCGGGCAGGACTTCGACGTCCTCAAAGCCGCGCTGGACGGCGTCAACATCCTGCTGGGTGCCATCAAAGACGGTTTCGCCGCCATCGGCATCGCCGTGGAAGCCTTCGCCGGTGCGGCGCAGTCGGCCATCGCCCTTGTATTGGAAGGCTTGGCCAAAATCAGCTTCGGCGAAGTGGCGCAGGGCTTCGAGCGGGCGGCGGCGGACATGAAAGCCTCGGCGCAAAAACACTTTGCCGAGGCCGAACAACGCGCCCTTTCGTTTGAATCCGCCGCCGTCAAAGCGGCCAAACACGCGGCGGAAACAGAAAGCGAACGCTTCGAGCGTTTAGAAACCGAAGCCCGCACCGCCTATCAGGCCGCCGCCGCCGAAGCGGTCAAAGCGGCAAAAGCCGCCGAAGACGCGCACAAACAGGCCGCCGCAGCGGCAGGCACGGCACAGCAAGATGCGGCCCAAAAAGCCGCCGAAGCGGCAGATGCCGCCGAGCGTGCCGCCGCCAAAGCCGCTTTAAAAAGCGAAGGCGCGTGGCAGAAAGCCGCCATCGAAGCGGGCAAGACCACCGAAGAGATGGCGCAAATCCGCCGCCCGCTGCTGGACGCGGGCATCGAGGCCGAACGCACCGCAGGCAAAGTGTCCGAAATCGGCGGCGCGGCGCAAACGGCGGCGGCCAAGCTGCGCGAGGCGTTCAAACAAATCGGCGTGGACACCGATGCCGTAACCGAAGGCATCGGCGCGAAGGCCAAGAAGGCGTTTGCCGATTTTCAGACGGTCTCCGAGCTGGCGCGCGAACAGGGCGTGAACGACGCCCGCCTGATTCGCAACGGCTTCGAGCAAATCATGGGCAAACTGCAAAGCCGCGCCGAGTTTGCCGCCTTCCGCGAACAGCTCGCGCAAAGCGGGCGCACCGCCGATCTGACCCGCGAACAGCTCAACCGCCTCAACGAAGCCGCCAAAAACGGCGCAGACGGCGCGAAAACCGCCTATGACAACCTCGCCCAAGCCGTCAAAACCGCCGCCGACGATGCCGCGCTGCAAAATTTGGCCGAACAGGCGAAACGGGCGTTTTCAGACGGCCTCATTACCGCCGCGCAGTACGACCAAACCCTCGCGGAAGTGAAGCGGCGCAGCGCGGAAGTGGCGGCGCAGAGCGCGACAATGGGCGAGGCCGCGAAAACCGCGCACGAACAGGCCGCGCAGGCCGCCCGCGCCCATGCGGATGCCGAAGCGCAAACCGCATCCGCCGCCGCACAGGCGGCGCAGGGCGCGGACAAGGCCGCCGCTGCTGCGGTGCGCCGCGTTACCCGCCTGCACGAAGTGTTCTCCACGCAATACGGCAACATCAGACTCACCCGCGAAGAGTTCGCCGCGCTGAATGCCGAAATCGACCGCTTCAACGTCGGCCAGCCCGAAAGCATGAGCGTAACGCGCTGGATTCAATATAAAAACCAGCTTCAAGCGGTGAAAGACGGCTTTGCCGCCGTCATCCGCAACGCCGAAGCGGCGGGCGAAACCGTCTCGCAAATGGCGCGGGAGGGCACCATCAGCCAGCAGGCACTTGCCCGCGCCACACAGGCCGCCGCCGAAGCCACCGGCAAACTGGATGCCGTGCGCCTCACCAAACTGCACGCGCAAATCGACGAAGCGCGGCAGAAACTGCGGCAGATGCAGGATGAAGCGAAAGAGGCGCGGGAAACGCTGGAAGCCGAGCTGGCCGGTTTGAACGGCGACGAAGAGGCGTCGCACGAATTGGAAGCGCGGCGCAAGATTGAAGCGTGGAAAAAGAAAGCCGCCGCCGCTTCGGACGAAGGCGCGGCGGCGGAATACCGCAAAGCCGCCGAGTTGCAGGAGCAGGTCTACCGGCGGCAGCGCGAAAAACGCGAAAACGAGCGGCAGGCCAAGCAGGAGCAAACCCCCGATTTGCGCGCCCTCGCCGAACCGCAGGTCGGCATCAACGCCGATTGGGCGGGTTTTATCGAAGAATTGAACCGCACGCTGGACAAGCGCGACGGCAAAGTGGCCGACGCGGCCGTGCAGGCGTTTATGGACGAACTGCGCGCAGGGCTGCAGCGGGAGGTGTGATTTTCAGACGGCCTTTAAAGCCTCATCGAGCAGCGCAAGCCCTTCTTCGACATTGCCGCGCGCGGCGCGGGTTTTGAAGCGGGTTTCGGCGTCAAACTCCGCCAGCATCACGGTGGCGGCCTCGTCCATCAGCTTGTTGACGCTGACGCCGCGCGATTCGGCCAGCAGGCGCAATCGGGCGTGCTTTTCGTCGGGGATGCGCAGGGTAACGGTAGTCATGGCAGATGCTCCAATAGGGTTTCGGGCGTGCAGACGGTCAGGGCGGGAAACAGCAGTTGCGGCCGTCTGAAATCTTTCAGATTGCGGGTAACGAGATACCGCGCCTGTCCGGCTACGGCCAATTCGAGCAGATGGTTGTCGCCCTCGTCGGCAAGGTTCGGCCGCCACAGATAGTAAATCCGCGTCCATCGGGATACGGACAAGAGCGCGTCCAGCACGCGGCCGCGTTCGGCAAAGTTCAGACGGCATCCCGCAAAAACGTCTTCGCCGGCAAGCACGTCTTCGTATTCCGCCAGCAGCGCCGCACCGACCAAAGGCAGGCAGCGGCCTTGCAGGCAGGCGGCAACAACGCGGTTGGCCGCGGGCGAACCCATACACGCGCCGACCAGAATATTGGTATCCAAAACGGCTTTCATGCGGCAAATGATAGCGCATATGCAGCCAAAAAGAAAGGAAACCCATGCAGCTCAAACGCAAAGATACCGGCGAAACCATTGCCCTGCCCGACGATATGCAGTGGCAGGACGAATTGGAATGGAGCGCGGTGGCGCAGGCCGCGCCGCAGCGCACCTTGTCGGGCGGCCTGGTGATCCAGCAGGGAATCAAGCAGAACGGCCGCCCCGTCACCCTCGCGGGCGACTGGGCATGGCACAAAAAGGCCGACCTGCTGCGCCTGCGCGAATGGGGCGACGCGGCGGGCTTGATGATGACGCTGACCCTGTCCGATTCGCGCAGCTTCGACGTGGTTTTCCGCCTGCATGAAAAGCAGTTCGGCAAAATCGAGGCGGTGGCCTTCGCTTCCCCCGAAGCGGGCGATGCGCCCTATCTGGCAACGATTAACTTAATGACGGTATAGAAAAATGGCAAAACTCACGCAGCAAGACCTGCGCATTTATCCTTCGCAACGCCTCACCGACACCCCCGACGGCGGCGGCCTGATGGTGGGCGAACCCTTGACCGGCGCGGACAACGAGCTGTTCCCGCCCGTTTCCGATTTGGACAGAACCATGGGCAGCTTCGACGCGCGGCTGGTTTATCCGGGCGTGCTGCGCAACGACGCCGAGCCGCTGTACGGCGCGCACCTGATTATCTCCGAGCCGCCCGAGGCGCAGAACGTGTCCTATCTGGCCTTTAAGGCGAAAAACTACGGCGAATCCCGCGCCGACATCCTGCCGCGCATCGAGGCGTACAGCGTGCCGACCATCGAAAGCCGCATGACGCTGTTGGGGCGGCATTTGGCGGGCGGGCGGCTGGTTCAGGCGTATCAGCGGGTGGAAGCCCCGCTGCCGAAAGTGGGCGAGCGGTATTGTTTGGAAGACCGCAAACGCACGCGCCGGCAGTTTTTCCGCATCGCGGCGGTGGAAGACGAAATCCGCACCTTTGAAATCGTGCTGCCCAGCGGCCAGACCAAGGAAATCCAACGCCGCGTGCTGAAAATGGAGATTCCCAACACGCTGAATGACGACTTCAAGGGTGTGGACTATCCGACCGAGGGCTACGCCAACGCCGATACGCTTATTCTGGAAACCCATGTCGCCGATTCAGCCAGCTATTGCGGCGTGCAGCCCGTAGCCGAAGCTGTGGCGGCAGGCAGCGCGGAAATAAAAGTTGCCAGCATCTTTGCCAAACTCGTCCCCACCGCCACGGTGGAAACCGCCGAGGCCGATGTGTATCCCGTGTCCGCCGAGGCGTGGGTGCCCTCCGCGCCGCGCCGCAACGTTTTTCAGACGGCCTCTGCCGCCTCGGGCGACATTTGGCTGGAAAGCCCCGTTTTGCCCGGCAGCGTCGAGATTGACGGCTGGACCGACAACGCGCGCGGCCAGCTCACGCGCGGCGGCGATTCGGTGCAAATCGACTACCGGCGCGGCCTGATTCAGGCTTTCCCCGACAGCTACGGCCTCACCGTCTCCGCCATCCCCGCCGCGCCGGTGAACGCCGCCCGCTTTGCCGCCTTCCTCGAAATCAAAGACAGCAACCAGGGCACGCAGTTTGCCCCGCTGCTGCAACCCGCGCCCGTCGGCCTCTCCGTGTCGTTTATGACGCTGGGTGCGTGGTATACGCTCTCCGACGCGGGCGGCGGCATCCTGCGCGACGAAGCGGGCAATGCCTGCGGCACGGTGTCGGCGACGGGTTCGGTGGTGCTCAACCTGCCCGCCCTGCCGGATGTGGGCAGCCGCATTGTGTTTTTGTGGGGCGACAAAACCGTGTTTCAAACCTACGACGCGAAAGCGGCGGGCGAAGAGCCGGTGGTCAAAACCCTGGGCGGCAGCGCGGTCATCCCCGCAGCGGGCGGCGACTTTATCAAGCCCGGCACGCTGCGCCTGGCGTGGGGCGGCAAAACCGCCACCGACGAAGCAGGCCGTCTGAAAGGCGGTGCCACGGGCTTCGTGGACTACTACGGCGGCCGCTGCGCGGTTTCAGACGGCCTCACCGCCGCCGCCGTGGAAATCGCCTATCAGGCCTACACCGGCGAAGCAAAGGAACACGCCGTGGGCAAACAGACCAACGGCGAACTCACCCTCACGCTGGGGCGCATCGCCCCCGGCAGCCTCTGCCTGCGCGTGGCCTACACCGCCCGCGCCAGCGCGCAAACCGAAGGCTGGGTGCAGATGAAATATAACCGCCTGCAGGCGGGGCAGTTTGCCGCCGGCGGCCAAATCGTCGAAGCGAAAAAACACGACCTCAAAATCGCCTACGACAAAAAAGAAGTCTACGGCGCGCAGGAAATCACCTTCACCGACAACGGCGCGGGCGGCCTGATGTGCGACGGCAAAACCCTGCCGCTGGCCACGGTGGACTACGGCACGGGCAAAATCACCCTGCCCGAGCCGGACAAACTCGGCCTGCCCGTATCCGGCACATCGCAGGACATCGGCAGCTTTCAAATCCTGCCCGGCGCGTCGCAATCGGCCGAGTACGGGCGCGAGCGCGTGATTACCAATGTGTCCTATCAAATCCGGGCCGCCGCCTGCCGCTATCTCGCCGATACCGCCACGCGCCAGGTGCGCCTGACCGAAACGCCGTCCAACGTGTGGGCGAACGTCATCGCGCAGGCGGGCGCGCGCCCCGTGCAGGACACTTGGGCGTTTGACATTAACGGCGTGAAGCTGATCGAACGCGCGGGCGTGCTGTACAAAAACTTCGACCCGAAAACCGGACGCGGCGAAGCGGCAGGCCGTCTGAATCTGGAAAACGGCAATGTGCAGGTCGCCGACGCCTCGCTGAACCTCGCCGGATTGAAGGTAACGGCGGGCGTGGTTTCCACCGAACCCAAGCCGGTTTACCAATTCTGCGGCCGCGTGAACGGCGCGCCGGTCAAACCGGAAAGTTTCACCGTGTATGCCGCCGGGCAGGACGGCCTGATTAGTGCGCGTTCGGATGCGCAAGGAAACATCGCGGGCGGCTTCACGGGAAAAATCGACTACCAAACGGGCTTCTTCCAAATCGCGCGCGAACAGGGCTTTATGCCCGACTCGCTGCGCTACAACGTGGTAACGCAGGACAACATCCCGCTGGATTCCTCCGTCATCGGCATCGATTCCGTGCGCCTGCCCGCCGACGGGCGCGTCCCCATTTTCCGCAAGGGCGACATGATCGTCATCGGCAACCGCCTGAAACAAGACCTCGGCAGCGCGTTTACCGCCGGGCAGACCGTCCCGCTGCAACGCGCCGATGCCGACCGCGTCTGCCTGATTGACGCGGCGGGCAAACACGTTTTGTCCGAGCTGTACCGCATCGAAAACGGTGCAATCGCCTTCGCCGACCCGCTGGATTTGTCCGCCTACCAAATGCCGCTCACTGCCGTGCAGGCGTGGGAAGAGGAAAACCGCATTGCCCGCGCCGACATATCAGGCCGTCTGAAATTGCAGTTTCCCGTCTCCCGCGCCTACCCGCAGGAAAAAACCTACGTCTCCTCCGCCCTGATTGCGGGCGATCTGCTGGTACGTGCCTCCGAGCCCTTCTCCCAGCAGGCATGGAACAAAAAATGGCAGGACACCATCGAAGGCGACGACATCCTCGCGCGGCTGGACGTGCGCAACTACCCGTTCAAGCTGGTGAGCGGCGGCGCGGTAACGCAACGCTGGCTCATCCTGTTCACATCGGAAAGCCAGTTCGAGCTGTACGGCGAAACCCTCGGCCTCGTCGCCAAAGGCGACACCCTCACCGACCTCGCCCCCGCCAACCCCGCCACCGGCAAACCCTATTTCACCCTGCCCAAAGCGGCCTTCGGCGGCGGCTGGTCGGTGCGCAACTGCGTGCGTTTCAACACCTACGGCACCCCGGTTCCCGTGTGGATACTGCGTGCCGTGCAGCCCTCGCCGGAAAAACAAAGCCGCCGCGACGGCTTCACCGCCTGCCTGCGCGGCAACACCGTGGCCGACGATTGAGGCCGTCTGAAAGCTTCAACGAAGTTAAAAGCCGTTTGAAAACATGATGCAAACCCATGCCGGCGGCATCTGCGCCGCCGACATAAAGAAAGGAAAAACATGCTGCGCACCGAACGCATCCCCGTTACCCTCTACACCTCCGAAGACGCGAACGCCCCGCGCCTCACCCACGCCGCCGGGTCGCTGAAAACCCTCCTCAAAGCCTGCCTCGTTACCGGCTACGGCGCAAAACCCGCCGCCGGCTGGCAGGCGGCGTTTGAAGAAAACAACAAAATCGCCCTGCGCTGCGCCGACCCCAAATCGCCGCAGGGTTATATCCGCATCGACAACACCGCCGCCGGTTATGCCGACGTACAGGTTTACACCGCCATGAGCGGCCTCGACGCGGGCGAAGCCGTGTTTGCCCAGCCGCAGCGGCTCTTTGTGTCCGACACTTCCTACAAAACCCGCAAATGGTGGCTGATTGCCTGCCCGCGCGGCTTTGCCTTCTTCGGCGAAGGCCGCAACGGCGGCTGCCGCTATCTCTATTTCGGCGACTTCCCCACGCTGGCGGCGGGCGACAACGGCAATATGCTCTGCTTCGGCGCGTTCGGCGGCAACTTCTCCACCCACATCATCCCCGCCGGTTTCAACTCCTACAGCAACGGCTCGGCCTATCTGCCCGCCCTCTTGAAATCCTACGACGGCCTCACCCGTGGCGCGACATCCATCCTGCACAGCGCGGCCGCCGCCTTATACAACAGCTCCAACTATTTCGCCGACTACCCCTCGCCCGTCTCCGGCGGCTTTTCCGCCTTCCCCGTATTCATTATGGAAAACAGCAACAACCGCCGCGTGCCGCGCGGCCTGTTGCCGGGCGTGTCCGCCATCGCCGAGCGCATGGCCGCCGTACCCGTCGGCACGGAGTTTGCCCTCGACGGCGGCCGCTACATCTGCCTCGACTTCGGCGACAGCTCCTACCGCGACACCGCCGTTCTCATTGCCGCCGATTTTTGGGACATCTGATGAACACCGTCTTCGCCCCGCGCATCCTCACATGGAAGCCGCCGCGCCACGCCGCGCCGCAAAACCAAGCCTTCGCACCGCATTTGTTGCAGCACAGAGGCCGCAACCACGGCAGCGCAATCATCGCCGGACGCGGCATCGGCATTGTTACCGTAGGCGGCAAACCCGCCGCGCGCCGCATCCTGCTGATCGAGCGCGAACGCTTCAAGGTCGTTGACGACACCTGGTCTGCCGCAGACGGCAGCTACCTGTTCGCCCAACTCAACCCCGAACAGGACTTCCTCGTCCTCGCCCTCGACCACAAACGCCAATACGAACCCGTCGCCTACGACTACGTCCGCGCCGTCGCGGAAGACCCGTAGGCCGTCTGCAAAATGCCCGTCCAATACAACGCCCTGCCGCTGCCGTTCAGACGGCCTTTGGCCGATAAAAACCCGCTGCCGCTGCCCTTTACCCGCCTTTTGGGACAGACGGAAGAAGGCGGCGACGCGCCGCCGCCCAAACCACAAACCCGCTATGCCGCCGTGTCCGCCGCCTTCGCCTTTTCCCATGCCGCCACGGCAGACGCGGCATCGTGCCTGAACGCCTGTTCAGACGGCCGCCAAGCCCATGCGCCGCATCAATCCGTCTGCACCGAAAGCCTGCCGCTCTCGGCCTGCCACCGCGCCGCCGTGGTCGGCATGGAGAGCCTGCGCCGCTGTACCGCCCAGAAAACAAGCGTTTCAGACGGCCTCAAACGCTGCACCGGAATTTCCACCGCCCGCGCCAAACCGCTGCGCCGCTGCACGGAAAACCGCACCGCCGCCCATGCCAAGCTGCGCCGCTGCACCGAAGCCGTGTTGTCCGCCCTGGCGCAAACGCACGGCTGCACCGTACAGACTACTTCCGCGCAACACGCCCTCGCCCGCTGTTCCCCGCTCGGCCTCGCGCGCAAACAAAACCTCGCCGCCTGCCTGCGCCAAAGCCACACCGCCGCCGTTTCCCCGCCCTGCGAGTGGCACGACATCCCCGTGCCGCCCGCGCCCGCGCCGGACACCTATCTGTGCGGCAAACGCCCGAAATCCGACCGCCTGCCGCTGCCCCTGCGCCGCCGCCGCATCGTCCACCATGCCGCCGCCGTGCCGCTGCCCTTTGCCTGCGACGCGCAGGCGCACACCCCCGTTTTGAAGGTTTATATGATAGAAAACAAAATCGCCGCCCGCGCGGACGGCAAGCCCTTGGAACTCTTTGCCGCCTCCTTCACCGCCGACACCTCCGGCTACTGCTGGCAGGGCAGCCTCACCATCCCGAGCGACGACTTCGCCCGCCTCAATTTCGCCGAAAAAGGGCGCGAAACCCTGATTGAAGTAGACATCAACGGCGAAACCTTCGCCGTCCTCGCCGAGGAATACCGCGACAACCGCAGCTTCGGCCAAAAAAGCTACACCGTCTCCGGCCGCAGCCGCAGCGCACGGCTGGGCGAAGACTACGCCGCACGGCGCGGCGGCCTCATCGAAAACCCGATTTACGCCCGCCAAATCGCCGATGCCGTCCTCCAATACAGCGGCGTGCGCATTGCCGACTGGCAGGCCGCCGACTGGCTCATCCCCGGCGGCATCTATTCCACCGAAGGGAAAACCCCGATGGCCGTTATCCGCGAGCTGGCCGCCGCCGCAGGCGCGTTTGTGTACAGCCACCCGAGCCGCGCCGAACTGTCCGTCATCCCCAAGCGCAAAACCCCCGCATGGCAGGAGGCAACGCCTACGCGCGTCATCCCCGCTTCCGTGGTTACCAAAATCAGCGGCAGCCTTACCGTCAACCCCACGGCCAACGGCGTGTACGTCTATGCCGACCACGCCAAAGGCCGCGCTGCCGACGTGTACAAAAAAGGCGGCAGCCGCGAACCCCGCGCCGCCGCCCTGATCGGCGCACTCTACACCGACCTGCCCGTCCTCGAAGCCGCCGGCACCGCCGCGCTGAACGAAGCGGGCACGCACAAAACCGAAGCCGTCACCCTGCCCGTGTCCGCCAAATATGCCGTCGAACGCGCCGAACTGGGCGAAATCTGGGAAATCCAAGAACCCACCGGCAACTGGCAGGGCGCGGTAACGGGCATCATCCTTGCCGTGGAAATCGAAAACGACGCGCCGACCGTGTGGCAGACGGTAACGATAGACCGCTATATCGGAGACTGACATGAACCTCTACCGCCAACTTATCGCCCTCACCGACCGCCAAACCCGCGCCGCCGCCAAAATCACCGCCGATCTGGGCGGCGGCACATGGCAGGCCGAAACGCAAAGCGGCCGCACAGTCATCCTGCGCGGCCAAACCGAAACCGGCAAACGCGTGTTCTACGACACCGCCACCGGCCAAATCCTCGCCCCCGCCCCCGATGCAGATATCACCGACATCGCCGTGTAAGTGAAGCGCGGCAGAACGGCAGGGGCCGTCTGAAAATGCAGAATACGGTTTGTCTTATTTTGAAAGAAAAAGAAGGGAATATCGGAAGATAAAAAAGTGAGGGACGGCGACGCGGCGGCGATGGGACACCGCCGCGCCAGCCAAGCAGAAAGGGGCTGCATTGACTTCGAGGCCGTCTTGTCTGTACAGACGGGCGGGATTGTAATCAAACCGTAAGGAAATGCAAAATGTACCGCGAATTGCGTTGCAGAGCCTGCAGCAAACTGTTGGGAAAAGGCTGCGGCACGGTGGAAATCAAGTGCTGCCGCTGCAAAACCGTCAACCGTTTCAACTGATTTTAAAAGGTTTTTCACAGAGTGCCGCGAGCACCGTATTTTTTCACACAGAGCCGTCCGACGGCCTTTTCGAGAGAAAAATATGGATGCGCCAAGCACCTCAAATCCCACCGTCGGCAGCCTGTTCGCAGGCATCGGCGGCTTTGACCTCGGCTTTGAACAAGCCGGATTCAAAACTGCGTGGCAGGTTGAAATCAACCCCGTCTGCCGCGCCGTCCTCGCCGACCGCTTCCCACACGCCGTGCAGCACGAAGACGTGCAGACCTGCCTGCCCGCACTCTCCCGCGTTGATGTTGTCGTCGGCGGCTTCCCCTGCCAAGACGTTTCGACAATGGGCAAACGACGCGGCCTTGCAGGCAGCCGCACGGGGCTGTTCTTCGACGCGGTGCGCATCGTGCAGACCCTTCAACCGCGCTGGCTGGTACTTGAGAATGTCCCCGGCCTGCTCACTTCAAACGATGGCCAAGACTTCCAAACAGTGCTTGAAACGCTTGCCGAATGCGGGTATGTGGGATTTTGGCGCATGCTGGACAGCCGTTATTTCGGAGTCCCCACAAAACGCCGCCGCGTATTCGTGGTCGCAGGTTTTCGAGAGCTGCCCCCCACAGAGCTGCTGGGTGATGCCGGAACAGTGGAGCGCGTATCTGGCAAGACGGAAGAGGGCAGCCCCTGGGAGGACGCTCATCCTACGCTGCTTGCGGGTTTCGCCGACGGGACAAGTATCGACATCTCGGGCGGAAATATCGTCGCTGTTGCCGACAGCCGGCATAAGATGGTTGAGCGGGCACGAGAGATTGAACATCATGGGCTTCGGCGCGGACTGGATGAGGCCGACGCTGCTCAGGCTCGGGCTGCGGGAAACGCCGTCTATCCGCCGGTCGCCCGCTGGATTGCCGAAAAACTCATCAAAACCTTCCGATAAATAAACCAAAAGGCAGAATGCCGAGAGCATCTGCCGTTATGACAAAAACAAACCATCATACCAAAGCCCCGCTGCCCTTCGTCGGGCAGAAACGCCATTTTCTCAAACATTTCAAGGCCGCCTTGGACAACATCCCCGCCGACGGCACAGGCTGGACAATCGTTGACGTGTTCGGCGGCAGCGGCCTCTTGTCGCATGTGGCCAAACGCTGCAAACCCGCCGCCCGCGTCATCTACAACGACTTCGACACCTACGCCCACCGCCTGCGGAATATTCCCGACACCAACCGCCTGCGCACCAAACTGGCTGCGATATTGGACGGCACGCCGCGCGAAAAACGGCTGGACAAAGAAACCAAGTCTGCCGTTATCGACACCATCGAAAACTTCGGCGGTTACAAAGATCTCAACTGCCTGCGCTCATGGCTGCTGTACAGCGGAAAAGAAGCCCCAACGCTCGAACACCTATATAAGGAGACGACGTACAACTGCCTGCGGCGCAGCCCGTATCCCGAAGCGGCGGACTATCTGGACGGCCTCGAAATCACAAACGAATCATTCGAGACCCTGCTGCCCCGATACGCAGGGCGGGAAAACACCCTGCTGGTACTCGACCCGCCATACGTCTGCACCCAGCAGGGTATGTACGCCAACAAGACTTATTTCGGCATGATTCCCTTCCTGATTCTGACCGCGATGGTGCGCCCGCCCTTCATCTTCTTCAGCAGCACCCGCAGCGAGTTCACCACCTACCTCGACTACCTGCGGCAGCACCGCCCGCAGGAGTGGGCGAAATGGGCGGGATTCGAGCATGTCAAAATCACGGGCGGAATTTCCAAAAACATCCGCTACGAAGACAACATAATTTACCGCTTCGCGCCTGCGCAGGCATAATAAAAGGGGCTTCCGCCCCTTTGTCTTCATTATTTCCAGTCTGCAATCAGCCGAAGCACTGCCACTAAATAAGGCGTATCTGCCGGCACGCCGTGCCGCCCGACCATCTCCGCATCCGGCCCCATCGCCATCCAGCAGCGTACCGCAGCGTTGACGGCGGCATTGACCGGTTTGTCCTGCCGCAGGCCGTCAACCACATAATCGGCAAAGTGCCGCCCGTCCTTGCTATCCAGCCATGCCGCAATATCGGCAATATCTTCATGCAGCGTCGCCCGCTTGACGGCAGACATCACCGTGTCCCATATAGAGGCGGCATTGAAGCCTGCGAGATGTATTGTGCCGTAGAATCCGAAAATCAGGTTTTGGGTTTGGGGCGTGTTCAT